TCATGGAGCGTGGTGCGATGAATTAGCGGCATGGAGATACCCGGATACATACGACCAGCTGCAATTCGGATTAAGACTCGGTGAACATCCGAAGACAGTAATTACAACTACGCCTAGACCTATACCGCTAATCCGCCAATTAACAGCAAAGACCGATGGCAGCGTAAAAGTAGTAAGAGGCTCAACGTTCGATAACGCGGCAAACCTAGCACCGAGCGCGCTGGTGGAATTACAAGCCCGATACAACGGAACAAGATTAGGCCGGCAGGAACTTTACGGAGAGATACTAGATGACGTAGAGGGAGCGCTATGGACTAGAGGGGTAATAGATAGAAATAGAATTGAAGCGCACCCACCATTAGCAAGAATTACAGTCAGCATTGACCCGGCAGTAACGAATACAAAAGACAGCGACGAAACGGGGATAATTGTATGCGGCAGCGACGCAGCTGGAAACGGATACGTAATAGCGGATTATTCATTTAAGGGTTCACCGTACGAATGGGCAACGAAGGCAGTAGAAGTATTTAAGATACATAAAGCGGATTCAGTATTGGTAGAAGTAAATCAAGGCGGCGACATGGTAAGCGCGGTTCTCAAACAAGTGGATAGTTCCCTACCGATACAAGAAGTGCGAGCGCACGTAGGAAAGAAGCTGCGCGCCGAACCGGTAGCGGCTATGTATGAGCAGGGCAGAATTAAACATGTAGGCCAATTCGACAAACTAGAAGAGCAAATGACAAGCTGGACACCGGATAGCGCAGACTCCCCGGATAGATTAGATGCTATGGTGCAAGCGTTTAGTAGCCTGATTGGAACTAGCAGCGCGGTTACATACCTAAGTGCGTTAGCAAACTTTTGTACTAAGTGCGGATTGCCAATGCCGAAGAGCGCTCATGTGTGTTTTAAATGTGGTAATGCTATGATTGCGCAAGCCTGAAAGACAAGGGGCAACTAACAGGGAGATACACATGGGTCTACGTGACCGTATCGCAAAGGTAATAGCAGGAACCGGAACAGAATTAGAGAAGGCTCCAAATTTGCCGGCTGGTTCAGTAACAATGACTGAACAACAAATGCGTAACGCAGTACCGGGAGCAATAGGCCAAAACTACGGCACTACAACACCGCTACCACGCAATCCACTATTAGCAGGGGTTCCATTCGGTCCGGGAATACCTATCACGCCGGGCGCAATTAATCCGGTCAATCCAGTAACAGGAAGACCGGAACCAAGACGCTACGAATACCAAGTAGCGCAAAACATCAACATTACAGAAACACGCCTAGTACCGTTTAAGACACTACGCGCAGCTGCTGACCAAATAGATATCCTCCGTCGTTGCGTAGAAGTGATTAAAGGCAAGATAAGCGGATTAGAATGGGATATTACTCTCGCTAGCGACGCGTCAGAAAAGATTGTGTCTAAAAATGGCGGAGACCATGTGCGAGCAATGGCAAAAGCGCGCGAAGACTTTAACGACGAAATTGACCGACTACGAACATTTTGGGAAAACCCGGACAAGGCAAACGGATTAACATTTACAGATTGGCTTAACATAGCGCTAGAAGAAATATTAGTAATTGACGCGCTCGCAGTATGGCCACAAAAGACAGTAGGCGGAGATTTATACGGCCTACAAATTCTAGACGGCGCAACTATTAAGCCGATGCTAGATGACCGAGGAATGCGGCCTATGGCTCCGCAAGCTGCATACCAGCAAATACTCTACGGATTCCCACGCGCAGAATTCAGCGCAAATAACGATGACCCTAAAGCTGACGGTGAATTTACAGCTGACGACCTCGCATACATGGTTAAAAACCGACGTACAACAAGCGTGTATGGATACTCTCCAGTAGAGCGAGCGCTACCACTAGCAGACATTTACCTACGTAGGCAGCAATGGATTAGAGCGGAATACACCGACGGAGTAATGCCTGAACTAATGTTCGCTACTGACGCAACATGGGGAACAAACCCGGATTTGCTAAAGGCATGGGAAAACATACTTAACGATGACCTAGCCGGACAAACAGAGCAGCGCAAGCGCGCAAGAATTCTGCCGCAAGGAATTACGCCAATCATTAACGACGCATACGGCGAGAAATACAAAGATACGTTAGATGATTTCCTAATTGCGTCTATCTGCGGTCACTTCGGAGTACAGCCTACAGAGATTGGCTATAACCCTAAAGGCGGAGGATTAGGCGGCAAAGGATTCGAAGAAGGTAAAGCAAACAGCGCGCAATACATTGGCGTAGAACCGATTATTAACTGGCTGAACAAAATGATTACTAACCTCTCATACGCATACCTAGGAATGCCAAGAGAATTAGAATTCAAATTGATGATTGCTAAGTCGCAAGACAGCGAAGCAAACGCAAGAAAGTCACAGATTGAAATTACAAGCGCCGGAAAGACCGTCAACGAACGCCGGAGCGAATTAGGATTACCACTATTAGATACACCGCAAGCTGACATGCCAATCCTAGTAAGTGGCAGTAGCGTGTTCTTATTCTCACCTGACGGAATGATTAACCCTACTCAACAGGAAAGCGCTCCACAGCTGGAAAGCGACGGACAAACAGAGATACCGGAAACCGCGCCTAAGCCGGAACAAGCTGCAAACGAAAAGCCAAAAGAGGAAGACAACACCCTCGAAACAGCGGCCGAAGTAAAAGCATTTATGAAATGGGCTAAGAAGGGTAACGCTGACCGAAGAGATTTTGAGTTCAAATGCCTAGACCCGATTGTGGCCGAAGCGTTGAACCGTTGTGCGTTTGAAGGCGACCTCGACACCGCTAGGTCATTGGCGAAGGCCTACCTAGCATGAAGTGGAGCGCACACAAAACTGATGTGCGCATAGCGGCTAAGAATTCCGTACAAGTGCGTGCAGCGCTACGAGTAAGTATTAACGCTGAAAACATTTACAAGGCGTACCAAGATACTCACCCGTATTCCAGTAATAACATTACGCAAGACCGCGTTCGCGCGCGAGCATGGGCGATGCTTCACGTAAAGATAGATACAGCGCCGATAGAGGCTGCGCTAAAAAAGGTTTATACCGATGGATTTCTATTAGGCATAGACGCAAGCCGGGAACTCATTGCGCAAGCTGAAAAGCAATACAAGAAAAACGCAGACATAACAAAGGCTGAACCGTCTGATTACGTAGACTGGAAGAATTGGAAACCGGGGAACCGCGCAGCTGCATTAAATTACAAACCTACAGGGGCGTTCAAGAAGATACTCGATGACGCTGGGATAGTAAGTAAGAATATTGCTAAGGCAGGATACGACAGAATTGGAACGGCGTTAGCAGACTCGATTGAGGCAGGATTCAGCCCGGGAAAAGCTGCAAAGATAATAGCGCTAAAGGTAAGCGACCCGGCGCGAGCGCTAACGATTGCGGTAACGGAACAAAACAGAGCGATGAGCCTAGCGGCTATGGAAAATTACAAGAATAACGGAGTAGAGAAAGTAGAGTGGAGCGGCGCAAACCCATGCGACCTATGCGCTCCAAACGAAGGTCAAGTAGTTGAAGTAGGAAGCGAATTCCAAACCGGAGATACCGAACCGCCGGTACACCCAAACTGCCGCTGCGCATTACTACCGGTCATTAACGAGGATTATTACGCTGAACCGGATTCAAGCGGCGTGGATACAGTACCGATGGAAGAAGTAGCACCTACCGAACAAGCTGCGCCGCAAGAAACTACATTAGAAAATGAAACTATTTCAATAGTCAACGCAGGTAAATTTAAAGCCCTAGGCAAAGAAGAGCAACAGACTTATTCTAGATTCCAATTAGATGACGAAAAGTTTATGAAAGCGTTGGGTAACCCGGAACAAGAAGTCGGAGGGTCATTTAACCAAAACTCGGGAAATGAAATATATCAAGCGCTAATGAATTACAAAGGAATTGCCTATAAAACAATCAATCATTTCTTGCGCACCGGAGACACCGGCAAGTATGCTACAAAAGGCTATTTGGAAAAAACAACCACTCAAATAGATAAAGCGATGCAAGCTGCCCCGAACGCAACTCAAGATTTCCTAACGTACCGAGGTATTTTTACTCCAAGAAATGACCAAGTAACTGATTTCTTTAACAAACTAAATCAAGGCGATATATTTGCCGACAAGGGTTATGGCTCAACAAGCATGAGAGAAGGATTTGCCAGTAATTGGAAAGGAAGCGAAAACAGCTGGTTGCTCGAAATAGAAAACCCTAAAGGCACAAAAGGCATTATGCTAGACGGAGTAAAGTCAGGAAGCCCCGGCAAAGAAGCCGAATGGTTACTGCCTAGAAATACACAATTTGAAGTAATAAAAAAAGACGATAAAAAACGGATTATGAGAGTAAGGGTAATTAAATGACCGAGGAAAACAGATTTACAACAACAGATGACGTACAAGGATTTACCCTAATTAGAAAAGCGCCGGCCGAACCTACACCGCACGAAAAGCCGGACACGCAGGGTACAATTACAGACCATACGCAAGCCTGATAAGATTAGGCAACTCTAGAGGAGAATTCATAATGGCACTAGTACACATCAACGCAACTTCAGCAACTACACCGACCCTACTATGCACTTTACCAGTAGGAGTGCCTTACACAGCGGTTCAGGTTTGCAATAACCATACAGCGGTTTTATACCTTGGAGATGTTTCAGTAGCAACTTCAGGCGCAACGCGCGGAAGTCAAGTTGCGGCAAATGCTACGCAACAAGTGTGGATGCATGGAGGAGAAAGTCTTTACGGAATTACTGCCGCCGCAAGTGCAACCGGAGCAATCTCAATTATTTATTCCGGTATCTAATACATGCCATACCACATTGGCAAAGAAGGAACGAGCGGATGCTCGGGATTTCCCGTTGTAAAAGATAGCGACGGTACAGTCATGGGGTGCCATAAAACTAAAGAAGCTGCTAAGAAACAATTAGCGGCGCTATACATAAATGAACCGGAAGCAACAAAGAGCGCCGGATTTGTGCCACCGCAAGAAGTACGTAGCAACGCTAAACGTGGATTGGAACTACGCGATAAATACAATCGCGGAGGAACCGAAGTAGGCGTAGCGCGAGCGCGAGATTTATCTAACGGAGCGGCAGTATCATTAGATACAATACATAGAATGACGTCGTACTTTGCCCGGCACGAAGTTGATAAAAAAGGTGAGGGCTGGGGAAAAGATAGCGCTGGATACATAGCATGGTTGTTATGGGGAGGCGACGCAGGATGGTTATGGGCAAAAAAAATTGCTAGAGAACAAGAGTCTAAGGAGAAAAGTACCGTGAATGATTTAACTACCGCGTTTTTTGAGATTGTAAAGTCAGATAAAAACGCTGACGGAACAATGATGGTATACGGAAAGGCTACTGACGATTCACTAGACATTGACCAGCAAATCTGCGACCCGGTTTGGCTAGACCGCGCAATGCCGGAATGGTTCAAAAGTGGAGGCAATGTACGCGAGCAGCATTCAAATATTGCGGCCGGCGTAGCAAAAGAATACGAAAAGAAGAGCGACGGACACTACATACACGCGCTTATCGTTGACCCTATCAGCGTTAAAAAAGTAGACACCGGAGTATTAAAAGGATTTAGCATTGGTATTAAAGGTCCACGCGTAGTACGCGACGATAAAGCGGCTAACGGAAGAATTATTGACGGGCAGATTGTAGAAGTGTCAATCGTAGACCGTCCGGCTAATCCTAATTGCCAGCTGGTACTCGCTAAAAGCGTGGCCGGAGAAAGCGGCATTTGGAAAGTAGAAGAGCTGATTGTAAAAGCTGACGACAAAACAAATTACGAAGCAATCAACGCCGGAGGAGAAAAGTCAGAGCCGGCAGACAAAGAATTATACAACCGGGTCAAGGCCGAAGCTAAAGACAAGTTCGATGTATACCCATCAGCGGTAGCAAATGCTTGGGTAGTCCGGGAATACAAGAAGCGCGGCGGTACGTATAAAAAGAAAACCGAGAAGGGCGCTAATGTTATAGACTTTGACCATAACCTAACAGGAAGTAACCAAGTGAATACAGCGATTGAACTCATTAACACAGCAAAATCACTCGCCGCCGGCGATGTTCTCAAGTTTGACCAAAAGTTATACGACCAAGCGCGTACAGCATTGGCTCAACTAATTGTGGTAGAAGCAAATGAGATGGCTACCGAAGACAGCAATGAAGAAATGTCTATTGCTCATCTACTCTCTGCGGTTCATCACTTGTTCGCATGGTACGAAGGGGAAGAGGCCGAAGGCGAAGTAGCCGAAGCTGGAGAAGAAAGCGAAGGAATTGAAATGTCAGCAAAGATTAAAAAGGATGACGATGGCATGGACTTGTGCGCTAAGTGCGAAAAAGTCGAAAAAGAATGTAAGTGCGAAGGCGGATTTAAAGCTGCCGAAGATAAAGAAAAAAGCGCTGAAAGCCATAAGTGCCTAGAGTGTGGTTGCGGAGTACCGCAAGATTCACATGGACTAACAACAATCCAAGATGAATCAAACTATTCAACACCGGCTAACGTTTCAACAGCGGCCATGACTAACGCTGGAGATACACCTAAGAGCGCGGAAGCTGAAGAAGAAGTAAAAGAATTAGAAGACCAAGAACTGCCAACAGCTGAAGAAGCTGCACCGGCGGAAGAAGTTTCCACTACTGAAAATGTAGAGGAAGAAGTAAATGCTATCGTGGAGAAAGCGGTAAGAAGCGCGACGGAGTCACTAAAGAAAGAGATTGCTGATTTGATGAACGCAAATAAGGCGTCCACAGAAAAAGCAGTATCTTTGGAGACAGAGTTGGCGACTGCAAAGTCTCTCGCGGTTGCTGGCGGTCCTAAAAGAACCGTCAAACCAATAGACCATGCGTCAACAGACCTATTGGTTAAGGCGGCCACATACAAGGCTAAAGCTGACGCAACAACAGACCCGGATTTAGCAAAGGGATACAAGGCTCTTTACAAGGAATACCTGACTAAAAGCCAATCTCTAAACGAATCCAACTAACCCGAAAGGAAATACACATGGCCGAAATGCCACGCGCTAAAGACCTCTTCGGCGATGCTTCACCATTGGACGCAGCTAAGCGTATGGAGGAATACACCGAGACACTCGGTAAGTCACTCTCAAATGCTTCTTCTGTTCCTGGACAAGCACCTGCTGTAGACCCAGTCTCTGCAATCGAATCATTGGTTGCTAACAAGTCACTAACCGGCGATGCCCTTGCTGGACTTAATTCTGCTCTCGCTTCACAGCGTACAGCGATGCAAGATATCCAAAAGGACATTTCTCTTACATCTCCATTGTCAACATCTTTCGCAGCGTTCGACCTCGAAGCGCCTGCAAAGCTGCTAACACCACGTCCAACACCTCTCCGTAACCGTATTCCACGTAAAAAGGGAGTCGGTACATCACACCGCGTAAAGCGTATCCTCGGATACACAGGTACCGGTACTGGTGGAGTAGGAAATACTTGGCCGGGAATTACAGAAACTACTACTACTTCATTTGGCTCAATCGCCTATGAGCGTGGTCCTAAGATTTCTTATGCAGCGGATGATTTAGTTCTTCCATACAACTCATACTCACTATCAGACAGCGTGTCATTTGACGCTAACTTCTCTGGTATGGGTTACCAAGACCTCCGTCAACTATCATCAACTTCTACTCTATACGCAACCATGCTTATGGAAGAACGCATGATGCTAATGGCTCGCGGTACTGCTTCTGGTTACGCTGGCGCACTATCTGCTCCAACAGTAACAATTACAAAGCCATCTGCTGGAACAGGTCAAGTAGCAATCGCTGACAATACCTACTACGTCTACTTCACAGCTGACGCTGGTATTTCAGGTTCCGGTTTCGGTGAGTCAGTATTGACAACAGTTTCATCTCAAACAACATCATCACAGGTACTAAAGTTCGCTATTACTCCTGTTGCTGGTGCGCTTGGATACAACGTATACGTCGGTACAACTACTGGCGCAGCTAACGCAAAGTATCAAGGAACAATCAAGGGAACAACAGGATACCTAGTCGGTGCTGGTTCAACATCAGCTGGCGATACTCTTGTCTACTCAACATCTTCTTCAATCCTTGCTTCACGTGCGTCATCTGATACATCTGCTTATGCAACTGGATACGACGGAATTCTTCCAACCGTACTCGGTTCAAATTCAGGTTACAACAACACAATCAATACAACATTCTCAACCTCTAATCCGGGTGCGGAATATCAGACAGTATTTGCTAAGTTGTATGATTCAGTAAAGGCTGACCCTGACCTAGTACTTCTAAACGGAAATGACCGTAAGCAACTCTCTGACGCAATCAAGAGTGGCTCAACAGCGAACTACCGTTTGAACATCACAAATCCGGGCGAGAACGGTGGAAACACTTATGGTTCAATCGTTACTGGTTTGCAGAATGAAGTAACAGGAAAGGCAGTAGACCTAGAGGTACACCCATGGCTTCCACAGGGCGTCTCTCCAGTTCTTTCTTTCACACTCCCAATCCCTGATACAGAGGTTTCAGACGTATGGTCTAACTTCATGGTGCAGGATTACATGGGAATTCAATGGCCGGTTACACAATTTGCCTATGAATTCTCAACTTACTTCCGTGGAACATTCTTCTGTACCGCTCCAGCATGGAACGGCGCAGTATCAGGAATTGTCCCTGCGTAATAAGTAAAAGAAGAGGGGGAGCGTTAGCAATAGCGCTCCCTCTTTTACAACTAGGAGGCAAAGTGGCAAAGAGAATGGTTGCGCCGGATAAAGGCGTAAAAGAAACAACTATTGGAAACCGAAGTTACACACCGAATAGACAAGGCATTTATACGGTAAGTAATTTAGATGCAAAGGCAATGAAGCGAGAAGGATTTATTGAAGCGTCGCTGATGGGGGCAACAACTAACAGCGAAAATCTTGGGTACACTTGCTTCGAGTGTGGGTTCGGCAGCTGGTTCGCAAAATGCGGAAGATGTGGAACTGATAATGGCTCGGGAATTACAAAAGACGGAGATTAAAAAATGGCAACCGGCGTAACGACGCAACACCCGTTTTACGAAAACCCTTACATAACGGTTGCTGAATACAAGGCTGCGCCTACCGCTATTGACTACGATAACTTGGTAGTAGGGGGAAATGCGGCTGCGCAAGACGCAGAGCTGGCAAACGTAATCCTCCGGGCAACAAGTTTTATGGATGAATACCTGAACCAAAACCTCAATGCCTCAACGCAAGTAGAAAATCAAAGGGCAAGATTTAACGGTAACGGCTACCTAATTATTCACCCAAATAACAACCCGGTTATTTCATTACAGAGCATGTCCTACGGAACAGACCCTAACAACCTAGTAGCGTTGGGCGACCCATCTAAATGCTGGTTTGAAGACCAACAGATTATTGCGCCACTTTCACAATTAGCAACTACTTACTCTTCGCAAGGTCCACTATCTTTCGGAACCGGAACGCCTAGGCAACAAGTGTTTGTAAGATTTAACTACACATCAGGATACGTCAATAACCTGATAGCGAGCGCAACGGCAGCTGCAACAAGCATGACGGTACAGACAGCTGACGGAATTGTGCCGGGAATGCAACTAAGAATTTACGACGGAGCGAGCAGCGAGCGAATTACCGTAGCCAGCAACTACACATACGGTTCTACTACGGTGCCATTGGCCTCTGCGCTGGCTTACAGCCACTCTAGCGGCGTTACCTTCGGAAACCTACCACAAACCATCAAAGAGGCTTGTATCCTCATTACAACGGCGTTTATCAAGATACGTGGCGATAACTCATTAACGATGAACGTAACAACGCAACCTAACGGGAACGTAGCCGGGGCGACAATGTATGGCGGAGAGATTGCTATTGCTCTAAAGATGCTAGACCTATACAAGCGGATTAGATAATGGCAGGGCGCACCGGAGTACGCGCTACTTTGTATTCATACTTGGTAGCAGGGAATATACCTACGCTCAATCAGATATTTACGTCATTTCCAAAACGAATTAACTACCAAGTCAATTCTCAACCCGGACAATTAAGCCGGTCAGCGGTAGTTATCTTTATACAAAGTGAAAAAGAAAGCCGCATAGCAATAGGTGGAGCTACAAACGGGTGGAAAAGAGTTGACTACTCGGTAATTTTACAAGTCTATCAACACTCAATGGAACGACATGCGGAAGACGCGATGACGGCGTTCGATACGCTGATAGATAACATTAAAACCCGGTTACGCGCTGACCATAACTTCGGAGATACAACCGGAAACCTAGTTTGGCAAGGAGCAGAGCCGGCGATAAATACAAATTACGGCGAACCTGCTACAGATAACGGGGGAGCGACGGAGACGTTCGCTGAGATACAATTCGACGTAACAGAAATGATACAAGCATAGGAGAAACATGAAAATCACAAACGATGGAAGCGACGAGCGTGTCTATCCTACGCTTGGTGTCATTCTTGAACCGGGTGAGTCTTTTGACGACGCTAAGAATACAAAAGTAACACCATCAACAGTAACAATAATACCGTCAGCCGCGTCTGACTCAACCGTAGAAGAGGTGAAGTAATGTCCGTACAAAATTCCGTCCGCAGTTACCTCGGAATTGCGAAAGAAGCAACAAAGGGAACAGCGGTAACGCCTACTGATTTCCTACCAGTCCACGCTAGCAGCCTAAAGCCGGTAGACGTAATTGACCCACTCTATGACGATGGCCTACGTGGTTCATTGGTCAAGAATTACAACTACGTACCGGGTCGTACACGTTCTACTTATGACTTTGGCGGAGCTGCATTTGCCGACACAATCGGTTATGCGATTGCTGGAGTATTGGGAGATGTAGTAACAAGTGGCGCAAGCGCACCGTACACTCACGCAATTTCATTAAAGAATAGCGCGACAGCTGCGGCAGATGCTCAACCAATTTCATACACACTTACAGATTTCTATGCAGCTGCGGTACGAGCATTCCCGGGCTGCCAATTCAGCGATTTCACATTGAAGTTTAACGCTGATGGAATGTTGGAATACGATACAAAGGTAACAGGATGGGCAAGCGCAACAGCGTCTACTCCTACTCCATCATTCTCAACAGTATTGCCTACGCAAGTATGGCAAGGCGCAGTAACCATTGGTGGCTCAACAATTTCAAACAGCATTAGTGGCGAAATCAGCATGAAGCGACCAGTAACACCGGTTTATGGAATTAGCGCAACGCAAAACCCATACAACGTGTTCCTCGGTCCACTAGAAGTAACAGGAAAGATTACTTTTGTGATGGAAGCGGATACAGAATTAACACGCTACCTAACAAATACTCAACCTGCTATCGTGCTTAACTGGTCATACGGAGCCGGAGCAACAGCGGTACAGATTCAAGCAACGCTCACAAAGGGTGCTTACGTCGCAGCTGCTATTGACCGAGGAACCGACATGGTCGAGATTTCAGTAGACATCAACGCATTGGGTAATACCACTGACGCAGGTGCCTCCGCTGGATACTCTCCAATTAAGTGGACACTCAAAAATGCTAAGGCCTCCGGTACTTACGCATAAATAATCTCCAAGAGTAAGTGGGTAAGGTTGAGCGCATTATTTGCCTTCTGCGCTCCCTCCCACTTACTCCCTCGATTTAAGGTAAGATAAAAGAAGGCAAACTAACAGGAGGCAAAATGTCAAAAGAAGTAGCACTACCATCAGGGGCAACAGTAAAACTAAAAGACCCATCAGCGCTACGGGTAAAAGACCGTAAGCGTGTAATGAAGGCAAGTGATTCAGCCGAAGGCGACCTAAGTAAAGCGTTGGCACTAGGAGATGCGTTAATTGCTATGCTGGTTGAGGAATGGTCATTTGACTTTATTATTCCATCAGTAAAAATTGAATCGTTGGAAGAGCTGGAAATTGCTGATTACGACGCATTAGTAGAAGCAACGAAAGATGCGCAAAATGCGCTATTCCCTTCACTAGCGCAAACGGAAGCAAACGAAGCAAACCCAAAAGCGGTTACCGCCAACTCGAAAGATTAAAATGGCTCCTCGGTGGGGGAAGCCGAAGTGAGGAACTCGATTACCCTGACGAGGCGTGGTACTACTTTCAGATGGCCGACAGATTTGGTTGGACACCGGAACAAGTAGATAACCTACCGGCTGGTACGGCGGATTGGCTAATAGCGATAGCGAATACAGTAGAGGAAGTTAAAATTGAGAGGGCAGAGCGAGAGAGTAAATAAATGGGAGCAATAATTGTTCGCAATCTTTCGCAAGTAATGGCCGGATTAAATAACTTCGAAAAAAATGTATTAGAAGCTGGTGAGTACGGAATTGCGCAAGCTGGATTTGCGTTAGAGCGCGAAGCTAAGAAAAACGCAAACACCGGAACACACAAACGCGGAGAAGGCCACATTGAAGGAACGGGTCCGGGTCCAAACGTAGTAACAGGAACGCTACGACGCAGCATTACTACAACAGTACGATACGGATTCGGTACATACATAGCAACGGTGGGTCCTACAGTTGAGTATGCGCGCGCAGTAGAGTTAGGAAGTCCACGCTGGAAGAGCGGCGTACGGTATCCTTACCTCATACCAGCGGCCGGGAAGTTAATTGGTAACGGAACTCTCAACAGAGTATTTACCAATGCCTTCCGAAGTAAATTAAGGGGATAAAGTGGCAGAAACAATTCCACCCGTCCTGATTGAATTACAATTAGAAACCGCTAAAATCGCAGCGCAGATGCAACAGCTGCAAACCAATTTCTCCGATTTCGGCAAGACGGTAGAAAAGCAAAGTGGATTTCTCAATCAATTTAAGGCAACGGCGGCCGGCGTATTCGGGGGCAATATAGCATTTACCGGACTCAACATGCTACGAGGAGCGTTCAGTTCGGCTATTAAAGACGCGCAACAATACGAAGTGCTGCTCAATAAGACTAAAGCGGTAATTGCCTCTACCGGCAACGTAGCGTCTATCAGCGTAAAAGGGCTACAAGACCAAGCGAGCGCACTAGAAAGTATCAGCGCAATAGACGAAAACGTAATCCTCAACGGGGAAAACGTAATTGCTACATTTACAAATATTAGAAACGTAGCCGGAGCCGGAAACGATGTATTCGACCAGACTACGAAGGCAGCGTTAGACCTATCAGCGGCATTAGGTCAAGACATGCAATCCTCGGCTATTCAATTAGGTAAAGCATTAAACGACCCGATTAAAGGCGTAAGCGCATTACAACGCGTAGGCGTAACATTTACCGCCGGACAAAAGGCAATGATTAAATCGCTGGTAGATTCAGGAAACACATTAGGCGCACAAAAAATTATCCTCGCGGAAGTAAATCGCGAATTCGGAGGAGCGGCGAAAGCTGCCGGAGATACATTTGCCGGAGCGGTATTCCGGGCTAAAGACAAGGTAGCAGATTTCGCACGTAACCTGATTACAGGGTTACAACCAATTTTATTAACGATTGGCAAAACAATCGGAGATTTATACCAAAATACATTGGCTCCATTGTTCTCATTTTTAATGAAAAACAAAGAAGCGGTACTAGCATTTGCCGGAGCAATAGCAACTGCTTACGTAGCAATGAAAGCATGGAACGTAATATTAGAAGTATCAAAAGCAATTCAAACAGCATGGGCAGTAACAAGTACGCTAATGAAAGGGGCAGAATTAGCAACAATAGCCTCTACAAACGGCATGGCAGCGTCAATGCTAAGACTCAACGCGGTTTTACGCGCTAACCCAATAGGCTTAATTGTTACGGCGCTAGCGCTATTAGCAGCTGGATTTGTTATGGCGTGGAATCACTCTGAAACCTTCCGCAAAGTGGTTGTTAAAGGATTACAAATTGTCCTTAATGCGGTGGGATATTTAGTAGGCGGCATTTCTAAACTCATTGGAATATTCGCAAAGATACCGGGCATGGGTTGGGCAAAAGGAATTGCCGACGGAGCGTCTAAAGCCGCTAACGACATACGCAAAGTAAGCGACGGGTTAGACAGCCTTGCCAATAAAAAAATTAGTATCCCGGGTTTCGGGGGAGGAAGTAGCGCAAGCGGAACCGGCAAAACCGGAAATGCAGCTGCACCTAACGATGGTCCTAGCGCGGCGGCAGGAAAAGCGGCAGCGGCAGCGGCTAAAAAACAATTAGCGCAATTACAGTCTTACCAAAAAGAGATTGCCACAATTAACAAAGACATAGACAAGGTAAATGCTGACGCGGCATTTAAGCGCTCTCAACTCGATTACGAGTACGGACAAAAGACCGCAAAGATTAACGCGGATTTCGCTGATAAAAAATTAACTATTGAAAAAGATTATGCTAAAAAAACATTAGAAATTACAAACAAGGTCGAACAAGACCGCATGAATATTATTAAAAAATCTAAAGACCTACTGATTAGCACGTTCCAAAATGCGACAAAGGTAGACCTAGCCGGATTATTCAAAGACTCCGACGCAACCGGAGTAGGTCTATTACAAAAATTAAAAGAAAAATTCACCGGAGTAAAGAAGTTACAAGAAAACGCCGGCAAGCTGGCGGCGCAGGGATTCTCTCAATCATTTATTCAGGAAGTCGTAGCGCAAGGTCCGGATGCTGGAAATGCGATGTCCGACGCAATCCTCACAGCAACGCCTGACGCTATTAGTCAGATGAAAGACCTATACAAAGGAATTACTGACGTATCAGATACAGGAATGACGGCGTTGGCAGATAGCCTATTTACAGGAATGGGATTGGCTAACAAAGAATTAAACGACGAAATGATTGCGACAAGTTTAGACCTAGCAAAAGCGCTAAGCCAAAATCAAACTGAACTTAGCGACGCATTAGCGGCTAATCAAAAGGATTTACAAGATACGCTAAAACAAGCGCAATTAGATTACCAAGATTCTATCCGTACATTAAACCTAGAAACACAAAGGCAACTAGACGAATTGGTAGCAAAATTACAAGAAGTGACAGCGTTGATGTTAGCGCTATCAACAATGGCTGGTGGAGGCGCAGCTGCCGGAAGTACCGCAAAACCAAAAGTAACAAAAGGTGGCGGAAGCGTAGTAAGCGCTCAATACCTAGATACGTTGTCTAAATTCAAAGCTAAAGAAGCGGCCGATACAGCTGCGTGGAACCTAAGTATTACAACAAACTCAAACGCTAGTTCCCAACAGATTGCCGCTGACGTAATTAGCGGAATTAAATACGGGGCAACAGTAAGCGGAGGTTATTCAGGCATTCCAACTACATACACTCCTGCTCCTACAGGAAGAGCAGGATTCGACAGATGACGCTAAGTAATCAATATTCTTTCTCATTTAACGGACAAGTATTCGGAGGAGCCGGGTCTCCATACCAAATACAAAGCGTAGACGGACTAGAAAGCCTACCTACAATCCGCAACCAAGACGATAACCGAGGTTATAACGACGGAATGTTCACAGGAAGAGACTTCCTAAGTTCACGAACTATCTCAATTATTTTTAATACATTTGCGTCAAGCGGAGCGTCAGCGCAAGCAAACTACAATACAATTCAACAAGCGTTATTGCCAACGACTAGCGGAACTAAGCCACTTTATTTTTTACTTTCAAATGCCGGCGGAGAGCAATTCATTCAAGCGCGCGTACGTACACTCCGAACAACAGTAGACCCGGATTACACCTACGGTAAGATTACATCGCAAGTAGAATTCTATGCACCGCTGCCTAATTACTACGATAGCACATTACAATCTGCTGCCCTAACGCAAGGCGGAGGACTAGGTCGCACATACAACCGAACCTATAACCTTACGTACACATCAGGAATTGCGCCATTTACAAGCTGCACGAATAGCGGATGGGCTACATCGTATCCTACAATTACATTTAACGGTCCGATTACAAACCCGGTAGTAGGCAATGCCTCGCAAGGTTATTACATGTTCTTTAACGCAACGTTTGTAGATACAGATAGCCTAGTAATAGATACAGATAACAAGCTGGTAACACTTAACGGATTACCGGCTAGAAATCTAGTATTAGGAGGCTCCCAATGGTTCTCCCTACCACCGGGTACAAGTAACATTTATTGGTCGGGAAGCGGTACAATAAGCGGAACGACAGCTGGTACCGTTACATGGCGCAACGCATACATCTAGGAGAATAAATGGCATTACGATTACCTCCAAGTTGGCTCCAAAACGGAAGCCACTCGGCAGAAAATGACCGCCTAACGGCTAACTCATTGTGGAATACATCAGGCATTTGCCATGCCGGAGACCTCAAAGTATCTCCTAGCAGCGGAATGGTGCTATCAATTTCTTCCGGTTGGGGCATAATCCTCGGAACCTACCAAGCAAACATGGGCGTATACACAGCGTATAACGACGCAGCTACAACAGTTACCGTAACAACTGCCGACGCAACAAATCCACGTATTGACAAGGTAGTTATTACAGTCAATGATTCAGCGTATACGGGTTCAACAAATAACGTAGTATTTCAAGTAGTAAAGGGAACGGCAGCTGCTTCACCGGTTGCGCCGGCTACACCGACTAACTCATTCGAATTGGCTCAAATCGCAGTAGCCGCTGGAACAACAACTATCAGCGCCGGTAACATTACAGATACACGCGTACGCGCGACGATTGACGAATTAACACTAAGTTCAGGCTCAATTACAACAGTACCGCTAAGAATTGAACTCAACTCCGGACAAACGGCAAACGCATTACAGATTTTAAGCAGCGCTGGAGCAGTCTTGAACGGATTTGACGCAAGTGGTAACCTACTATCAGGAGCAATTAACCAAGCATCGTTTGAATACGAATTTATCATGGGAGCGTACTAATAGATGGCAACTAATACACCGGCAGTATTCTTCCGAGGAAATGCGCAATACGGAGCTACTAACGTAGTACGTACCGTAACAACAGCTGCACTAACATCAAACCTAGTTACAGTTACATTCGGCTCCAATCATGGATTAAGCCAAGTTGGTTCACTTATTTCAATTCAAGGCGTAGGCGCGTCATACGATGGATTATTTCCAGTTAACTCATTTCCGGGATTAAACACCGCGACATACGTAGTAACTGCTTCTAACATCTCGTCAGCGTCAATAACTCCAAACGGGTCAGCAATTATTAACTCCGGCGTAACAGTAGGCGGAACAATCTCAAACGTAGCAGTAGTTAACTACAACGCAATCGTAACAACTGGTTCTGCGCATGGACTCGCTATCGGCGACATCGTAAGAATTAACGTTGGACAAGCTGCAACAGACGGAACATACGTAGTTAATTCAGTCCCATCATCAACACTCTTTACCTACACATCAGCAACCCAGACTCTGTCATCAACTTCTATCTCTCAGGGCGCGTTCGGTAAATATCCTGCTAACTACACACTTGCTGCTTCTACTAACGGAATTGTGACTAACGCAGTATTTTCTAATCCAACTGCTTCATCTGCGCAAGTTAATTTAACTATTAACGGAGTTGCGGTAGCAAAACAATTAGCGATTGCGGCAAACGGTTCTACTTTTTTAGATATTAAACAATACTTTGCTACAACTCAAACCGTAGTTGTTGGTGGCTCAATTCCTCAAATAGATGCGCAAGTTTCTGGCATCACTATCGTTTAAGGAGTAATCGTGGGTTTAACACTTCAACCTTTTGCCACAAACGCAGTTCAGTTACAGGCTACTTTAACTTCATCAGGTACTTATACTTTAGGTTCACCTTCTGCACCTAAATTAGTTTATGTTGTATGCGTAGGCGGTGGTTCGGGTGGCGGTGGAGGCGGTAGTGGTTACAACAACGCTAGTGCTTATGGTTCTTGTTCTGCTGGCGGTCAAGGCGGCAGTAGTGGTTCAGTTGTATTTGGTTCTGCACTAATGACTGGTTCTGTTACTTATACAATCGGTGCTGGTGGTGCTGGTGGCGCTGCTGGTGCTTTATTTAGCGCAGGTGTGCTAGGTGGCAATGGCGGTTCAACTCAATTTGGTTCAATAGTTGCAATAGGCGGTTATGGTGGTTTCGGTGGCGGAACAACTGGAAACCCTGCCACCAATGACCCTACCGTAGGAGGCGCTTATTCTTCTGGGCAAGGTACTAGTGACTACAATGTAACTACAAGTGGTTCAATTTATTATGGTTCATTAGGTACATTTGTGCCAACAGGTGCTTACGACTCAAATGTTGGTCAATATTACCCAATATTAAAATACACAGGAGCAGTTGGTGGTCCGGGTGGCGGTGGCGGTTTTAATAATTCATCTGGTGCTTCCGCAGGAACAGGTGGCGTTGGTGGCGCTGGCGGAACTATTGCCGCATTAGGAGCGACAAGCGGAAGCGGAACTACTTTTACCACCGCTTATAGTGGAAAAGCAGGATTTAGATATTCTGCAATTAATGATTTTACTCAATATTTTGCGGGTACGGGTGGCGGTGGCGGTGCTGCTGGAAATGCGTCATCAACAACGCCTATCGCTGGTGGCGCTGGTGGCGTACAAACAAATATTTTAGGCGGAACTGGCGGAACTGGTGGTGCTGGTGGTGCGGCTACGGGTGCTAGCCAAGCAAATGGAAGTGCTGGTTCTGCGGCAACTGGTTATAGCGCTGGTGGCGGAGGTGGCGGTGGTGCAGCAAATGGAAATACAAAACAAGGTACAGCAAATACCGCATTAGGCGGCGCTGGTGCGGCTGGTTCACAAGGCGTTATTTACATTTATTATTAGGAGAAAAATGGCTCACTTTGCAGTAATTGAAGATGGTGCAGTAATTAATACTATTATCGCGGAAACTTTAGATATCGCTCAAACAGTTACAAGTAAAATCTGCGTAGAGTTTGAAAATATTGCTGGCGCAGTAAGTATCGGATGGGGTTATGACGGAACTGATTTTATTCAACCCACCCAAACAACAGTAGAAAAAGCCTTTATAGCCAATGAGCCTAAGTCAATTTCACAGGCAGACCCTACGCCTATTCTTGGAGCAATTCCTAAATAACAATTAGGATAACCAAATGCCTAAATGTCAATTTTGTGAAGTAGAAGCAAAATACGTAGCAGCTAGTACCGAGCCTACAACAATACATAATTGGGTTTATGTATGCGACAAAGATTTACAAGCTAACGCAGTAAATGATGATAGCGTTAAGGCTCTAGAAGTAAATCAAAATTAAGGGGTAGCAATGGCCGATAATTACCGGTATTTATTTGCCGACCTATTAACTAATAATATCCTTGCAGAGCTGCCGCTAACCGGGGTTCAATTTACGCAACAACTCAACCAAGCCGGAACGTTCCAAGGACACATACTATTAAGCGGAATTAACGCAGCTGCGTTTAACGTAAGTAACGCAACTATTCCGGGGCGAACAGCACTATACGTAGATGCTGACGGAACGCTAATTTGGGGCGGAATAATTTGGGGCAGAGAATACAACAGTAATGCGCAATCACTAGGGCTAACAGCGCGTGAATTTGAATCGTACTTCGAAAAAAGAGTAATTACCTCTGACCAAGTATTTACAAGCGTAGACCAATTAACTATTGCGCAAACTCTATTTAACAACGCGCAAGCTGCGACAAACGGAAATATAGGCGTAGTTGTGCCTAGCAATACCTCCGGCGTTTTAGTCTCACGAACGTATTACGGATACGAATTAAAACAAGTGTATTCAGCGGTACAAGATTTAAGTAAAGCGCTTAACGGATTTGATTTCAACATACAAGTAAGTTACGTAGGAGGAATACCTACTAAAACTCTACAAATGGGTTATCCAAGAATTGGAACGGTGTATGACACAAATAGCGCGACTGCCTTAGTGTTCGAATTACCGGCTGCCAACATAATTGAATACACATACCCGGAAGACGGGTCGCTGGTAGCAAATACAATACGAGCAATCGGAGCAGGGTCAAACGAAGGCAAGCTGATTGCTACGGCGCAAGACGCAACAAAGATTAGCGCTGGATGGCCGGTATTAGAAGACCAAGTAAATTACACAGACATAAACGATTCAACGCTGCTTACACAGCTGGCGACCGGACAAGTCAATGCGGTTTCATACCCACCGGTTACGATGACGGTAATTGTGCCAGCTGACGTAACGCCACTCTTTACATCATACAAAATTGGCGATGACGCAAGAGTGATTATTACTGACGAAAGATTCCCGTCAACGCTAGACCAAATTTGGAGAATAGTTGGATTAAACGTAACGCCGGGTGAAGATGGTCCGGAACGCGTTACAATAACATTTGCGCAAACAACTAACTAGGAGGCGGCATGGCTTACATAAATCAACCGGCTGACCTACGACAAATCTTTGACGCGCTAGACATGAGAATAAGCAAACTAGAAACTGCCCAAAGATTTACAGTACCGGTAGTGACAACAGACCCTAGTAATCCACGCAACGGAGACATGTGGTACAACTCAACTACAACTACATTAAAATTTGTAAATAGTGCTGGTATACTTAAAACTATAACGCTTACATAACCCGAAAGGGCGCAATCATGACCGCTGCCGACAAAATCAACGCTGCCCGTTCACTACTAGAAATCTTGGTAATAGCAGCTGGCGGATTTAGAGTGATTTACAAACTCAATAAAAGGCTAGACCGTATTGAGTATCAACTCTACGAAAACGGCGGAGGCAGCATGAAAGACCAAATGAACCGTCAAGATGACACGTTACAAGGATTAGCACTAGACTTGGCAGTATTAAAGGCTAAACTAGGGGAGTAAAAATGCTCGACATCAAGAAGGTAATTGCCGGAGCGCAAAGCCACGTTGGGTATAAAGAAGGCGAAAATAACGATACACCGTTCGGAGTTTGGTACGGATTAAATCATCAACCTTGGTGCGCAATGAGCGCGTCTAAAATCTTTTACGACGCTGGGGCAATAACGGCTATAGCGCCTAAGACAAAACCTAAAGGATTCGCAAGCTGCGACGAATGGCTCAAATACCTCGCTAAAAATAACCAGCTGGTACCGGTGGGGCAAGCGCAACCCGGAGACATCGTGTTCTACCAATTCGATGCTGACGCGGAACCTGACCACGTAGGAATAGTTAAAGGCAATAACAATCTATTAAAATACATCTATGCTTACGAAGGAAATACCAGTCCGGACAGCGGAGGAAATCAAAGCAACGGAGACGGGTATTACATTAAGAAACGTTCCTACTCGCTAATAATGGCGATAGGAAGACCGAAAGGGTAAGAATGAATAAAAAAGTACAAGCGTTATTGGCCTCATACGTCCGCGCGGCAATCGTAGCGGTAGGAGTAACAATTTCAGCTGGCCAAACTCACGCAAATGAATTGCTCGCAGCTGCGGCAATCGCGGTAATTGCACCGGCTATTCGAGCAATCAATCCAAAAGATGCAGCATTTGGCGTAGTGGCTGACCAAGCGGTAGTAGAGATTGACAAGCTAGCCAAAAGAAGCGCAAAGAAGAAGTCCGCATAAACGGATAAAAACTGAATAGCAAAGGCCTCCAACTCACCATTGGGGGTCTTTGCATTTACCGGGATACAAGGTAGGATTACGGTAGGAGGCAAAAATGGGATTAGTAGATAAATTACAATCGGTAGAGGCAAAACGCATTAAAAGAAATGGATGTGCGTACCAAGCAATGTATAACGCATTAAACCCGGCTGACCAAAAAGCGATTGACGAAGCATGGGCTAAAGGGTATTCAGTAAATGAAATACTAACGGCGTTGCGCTCCGAAGGAATTAAGAGCAGCAATGAATCAATCCGACGACACAGAAAGAATTTATGCGCATGCCAAGAAAAAAAATAGACGATATTTTAGACGAAAGACAAAACATCTACGGAGATGCTCATAAAAACTTCGCTATTACAGGAAAGATTTGGGCTGCTATGTTACAAGTAGAAGAGATACCGGCATGGCAAGTAGCGTTAATGTTAGATGCTTACAAGACAGTAAGGTGCTTCGCAGCGCCGGGGCATGACGATTCATGGCAAGATAAATTGGGGTACACAATTCATGGCCGGGAGATTGTAATGAGCGATGAGCCTCAAAGATAAATTCGAGGAAATGCCCGAAGGCATTGAATCAACCGACGTAATTGAATTGCGCCGGGCGCTTATGCGTATACAAAAGAAACTGCTAGAAACAAAACAAAAGAGCGCAGACCTAGTAGAAGCAACACATCAAGCGGCGTATGACGCGACGCTGGCAGCTGGCAAAATAAATCCGGTACATGAACCTAAATTAAGTAAAAGCGCTAAAAAACCGGAAGTGGCGCTATGGCATTTAACGGATTGGCAAGGCGCTAAAAAAACTACAAGCTACAACAGCGAAATAATGCAGCAAAGAGTAATGGCGTTCTGCGATAAAGCGCTAAAGATTACCGAGATACACAGAGCTGACCACCCGGTAGATGAAGTATTTATTTTGTTCGGTGGAGACATGATTGAGGGATTATTTAATTTCCCTAGTCAAGCGTTCGAAATTGACGCAACACTATTTGAACAATACGTGAACGTAAGCCGGCTATGCGTAGACGTGGTGCGATTTGCGCTCGCTAACTATAAAAAGGTAACGGTTGTTCCGGAATGGGGCAATCATGGAAGAATTGGCAGTAAGCGAGATAACGTACCGCGCAGCGATAACTTCGACCGAATGTGTTATGAATTGGCTAAACAATTATTAGCCGGAGAAAAAAGATTAAATTGGCAAGATTGCCCGGAAGACATACAACGTGTGGAAATCGGAGCCTATAAAGCATTACTGATACATGGTGACGAAGTGGGGCGCAATGGATTTGCCTCACCCGGGGCGATTGTTCAACACGCTAACAGATGGCGTTCAGGGTCATACCCTTGGGAATTCAGAGACGTATACATTGGTCATTACCATACTCACGCAGAATGGGCTATGGCTAACGGACAAGGTTCGGTATACCAAACGGGAAGTACCGAAAGCGACAATAGATACGCAGGGGTAATGCTTGCGGCTAGCGCTACACCAAGTCAGCGCCTACACTTTATTGACCCGGTAAAAGGCCGGGTAACAGCTGGATACAAAGTGTGGTTGGACTAATGCCATTTTACGAATTCAAATGCCCTAAGTGCGCAAAGACCGAAGAAAAGTATTTTACATTTCAAGAAGAGCATAAATTAAAATGCGCAAGCTGCAAGAAGGAAATGGAAAAAGTGATTGCTGCTACGCCGGCTATTTTTTACGGAGGAGGCTGGGGAGGGCAACCCTAACTATTGGTAACCCATGATTTGCCGGCAGTATCTTGGAGAGCAAACTGAACAGAGCCGCCAGAGTAAATGTCATACTTGATAGCGGTATTAACGGCAATCTCAATAATCTCTACAGCCTCTTCCCAATCTTCAACGTCAGAAACTCCAAGGGCATGAGCAGCACCGAGGGCTAATTCCATACCGGAACCGGTTACATAGACCTTATCCGACGTACGCTCCACGCCATAAGCCTCATCTATTAAATAAATAACACCTTGGACAGCAACAAGAAACTCATTCTCGTGGGAAGCAATGTCTCCATCGTCTTTCATGTCGTAACCGTTGGCCTGAAAACATTTACGCAAGGCCGGAACAAAAGTGGTCACCATAAATTTATCAAGATTAGAACGGGGCGGAGGCGGAGGAGTAAAAGCATGCTGAATAAGATTCATGCCACGAACAAGCCCGGCAGCTGCTACAAGGTACTTCCCGTTTTGCGCAATTTTGCCCATTGGAGAGCAATCAGCGGAAAGGTGGTACGAGGTCGTTTGCGAGTCGCCGGCGATTAAACACCAATCGGAATGCTGGATTGCTATGAGGGTTGTCATGGGGTAATCCTCCCATACGACACGAAAAATACAAGGCGGCGAAATACCGTAATTCGAGGAAAGTAAGGCACAATTAGCCGCAACAGGTTCCGACAGCGAACCCAAAACGAAAGAAGGCATAAAAAATGGCTAGTTTTAACTTACAAGAGTACGACCAAGTCCATGACCGATTACCGAAATTCTGGACTGACCATGCCAATGGCCGGATAAATACAGAATTGGTATTCCATGACGAACGCCGATTTATCGTAAGAGCAGAGATTTATTTCGATAAAGAAGACATCAATCCAACTGCTACAGGATACGCCGAAGAAATCGTCGGGGTAGGAATGGTCAATAAAACATCAGCCCTAGAAAACTGCGAGACAAGTTCGATTGGAAGAGCATTAGCGAATTGTGGATACGCCGGGATTAAACGGCCTAGCCTAGAAGAGATGCAAAAGGTTGAACGCTACCAAGCTGAACCGCGCAAGCTGCCAAAAAGCAAAGAGCCAAAAGTCTATACACCGGAGCAGATTACGCAAGTAAAAATGGCATTAGGTTTAATACCGGTGCTACAAGACGTGAATGAAGCGCGTAAATTGTGGGAAGAAAATAAAGAATTATTAGAAGTTCCGGTAGACGGAACGACATTAAAAGACGCGCTCAACGCAAGAGTAGAAGTAATCCGATGAATGAATTTGAGTTACCACTTACTCCATACGCCGGTACTAGCGGTTGGCAGGGAAGCGAGGCCAGCCGCGACAGAGTGCTAGAAGATGACCGCAGCGGTAAAACATCACTCATGCAGCGCACATCTTTTTATAGGGTGGCGACGCAGCTGGAACGTGGATTAACATGGAAAGAATTGGGAGAGATTGAAAATTGGCATGCTGGACAATCAAGTGCCATGCTCTCGGTTCTACATAAAGAAAACAAGATTGTGCGACTCAAAGAAAAGCGCAATCGTTGCTCCGTATACGTCGTTGAGGAATACATTAACGGCCGGGAGATTTCAGAAAGACTAACAAAATCAACATGTAAACATTGTGGAGGACAATTATGATTGGTTACATTAGAGACGCAAAACAAGTAGGAATTAAAATGGCCGCAGAAAGTTTGTTTTTATACAACAAACCATTTTTATTCTTAAAACGTTTATTTATCTGTTCTCGAAAAGGTCACTACGCAGATGACTGGACGTGTTTTAGATGTTTCAAAGATATGAAAGGCAACTAAATGAGCGACAAAACAAAGAAGTTTGAACCAAGTACCGGGTGGTTGGTAGCAATCAACCATCAACAAGTAAGTATCCACCGGTTAGCAGATGCGCTCAACCTAGACCCGATTACAACCGGGAAAGCATTAGACGAGGCTGGATACATGCTAACCCCTGACCCATTCGGGTATGCGTCGGATTCATGGAAAGTAATTGAGATTGAAACGCGAAAGGCAAAGGAACATCTATCCGTCGTAAAAAATAAAACAGATATTGCCGAGAGCGTCAGCGAGCTGGACGAAGAAGAAATGGAAATCCATGATTAACATTTTGTTAGCAATGTTCAAAGTACAACTCTTAGCACTACTAGCATTTATTTATACGTTATTAGGATAAAGGAGAAAAAATGAATAACGCAGTAGTCACGCCGGCACAAATAGAAAAGCGGCTATACGATTTATCAAAAGAGATTGACGAAAGTCATAGCGAATTGGTAGAAGTAGAAAGCCATTACAACTCCTATAAAGCGCAATACGAAATTGCTATAGCGCGGAGCAGAATGGAATTCAGCATGAAGTCATCTCCAACAGGAAAGAATTACACCGTAGGAGAAAGAGAAGACATGGCGTTATTGGCTAACGAAGAGCTGCACCTACGGGTGGCTATGGCCGAAGCGCAAGTCAAAGCTGCGAGAGCAAATGCCTCCCGGATAAAAGTACAAGTCGAGATTGCGCGTTCGATTGGAACGTCGGTGCGCTCCTCAATAGAGGCAATGTAATGACTAACCAATACCAAGTAACGGTGAAATGCGTGCGTTGCGCAAAAGATTACACCGTCAATAAAAATGAATTACGAACTCCATACTATTGCTGGAGTTGTAAATGAGCGAAGACAAAGACAAACTAACGCAGGATTTGGCTCAACCATTTATCAACGCATACAGGAAACAACACCCGGAATTAACCGATGAACAAATACGAGAGGCACTAAAATTGTTCGGACAAATGCATGATTGACCTCAACGATTTACTAAGTAAAAGCCTCAACGCGTTCGATAAAAACCGAGACCGAAGCAAACAAGTCGAGATTGGTCCATCAAGCGTCGGAGGATGCCGCCGGCAGGTCTATTACCAGCTGCAAGAAGCGCCGAAGACAAATCCAAATACGGAGAACCTAGCGGCTATTCTCGGTACGTTTATCCACTCTGGGATTGCTGACTCGATTAAAAGAGAAGACCCATTTGGCGATAACTTTCTTATCGAACAGGCGTTCGAATACGAAGGGCTAAAAGGCCATTGTGATTTATTTATTAAAGATTTAGGGTTGGTAGTAGATTGGAAAACGACAAAGGTAAAGTCTCTGCGCTATTTCCCGAGCGAGCAGCAAAAGTGGCAAGTACAACTCTATGGTTATTTACTTTCTAAAAACGGATACACCGTAAATGAAGTATCGCTGGTAGCGGTTCCTAGAGACGGACTGATGCATGAAATACGAAGTTACCGGGAACCTTACAATGAAGAAACAGCGTTAAAAGCGTTGGAATGGTTAGAAGAAATAAAAAACATGGCAAAGGAAAACAAAATGCCAGCTGCCGAAAATTGGGCAGGATTTTGTTCTAACTATTGCAACTACTACGACGCGAGCGGAGTAATCGGATGCCCGGGTACGACGAAGTAGATTGGACAAAGGCAGAGTGCGTAGGTTCGCCTACCACTTTATTTTTTATCATTGAAGAAGATAGAAAAGTGGTGGAATACATTGGGTATGAAACTACAAGAAGGATTTGCGGTAAATGTCCAATTTGGGATAAGTGCCTAGATTACGCGATGAAAAATGAGAATTACGGAATGTGGGGCGGCCTGACAACAAAGGAACGCAATGCGCTCCGAGGAGCAAAAGATTCTTTACTACGAACGAAAGCAATACAAGAATTAACTAAATACGGGATTTCTAAAAAAGAAATTGAGGCAATCGCAGATGAGTATTCGAGTGATGAGCGAAGTGTGGCGTACGAACTTGCCTACTACGGAGAAGATGATTCTATTAGTGATAGCAGACCACGCGACTGACGAGGGCGATAACGCATGGCCTAGTCAACAAACGATTGCGACCCGGGCAAGCTGCAATATTCGAACCGTACAACGCAGCATTAACGAGCTGGTAGCAAAAGGTTACCTATGGGTTGAAAAGCGCGGAGGAGGCTCCGCAAGCTGCCGCGATGACCGAAGGCCGCACCGATACACGATTGTTCTCAAAAGACTACGGGGCGACAAAACGCCGCCGCGTAAAGAGCAACGGGGCGACAATCACGACATGAACGAGGCGACATCTACGACGGCAACGGGGCGACAATCACGACCTATGAAACACCCTATAGAAACACCCATAGAAACACCCAATACGTTTGATTTATTTTGGAACAACTATCCAAGAAAAACGGCGAAGGGAGCTGCCCGAAAAGCGTGGGAGAAAATCAAACCCGAAGAGCAGGAACAAGTGGCAAAGGCAGCTGCCCTATTTGCCGCTGACCCTAACCGGGATGAAACTTATACGCCGCACCCTGCAACATGGCTGAACGCAGAGCGCTGGCTAGACGAACCGCTACCACCCCGAAAACAGTCGCAGGAAGAGATTAGAGCCTATGAACTGACCCGGGCTAGGGAGAAGGCCGAAAGAGAGAGATTAGAGTCTCAAAAGTGGCTTCAAGAGGCGGAAAGGCGCAAGGCGGAGGCAATCCCTATGCCGGAAAACATAAAGGAGATTTTACGGCGGTTATGAGTTGCTCACATTATCCATAAGCATTACAATTATGGGTAACCTGAATCACAGTAAGGGGGTGAAAAATGACTTTCATTCCAGTACCGCCGGCAGTAGTTCAATTTGGCGACCACGTTTTAATTAACAATGAAATTATGGAAGTAAAATCCATGATGGGTCCTGATACAAACGGCACATACGATTTTTACCTCGCAAACCAAGATAAAGCAATCCATAGTGTAGTAACGGATTCTATTACGCTTGTGCAGTGAAAGAATTTCATGTAAATGGATTACCGGTGCCGCAAGGCTCAATGAAGGTAATAAACGGAAGAGTGCTGCACTCGCAAGGCAGCGCATTAGCAGTATGGCGTTCTACGATTGCGTGGGAAGCGACATTAGCCGGCTGCAAACCCGAAGAAGGCGCAATGAAAGTAACTTTAATATTTGTAATGCCGCGACCTAAAACAGTAAAAAGAGCTGAACCGTCAGTCGCACCTGACCTAGATAAATTAACAAGAGCTGCATTAGACGCTCTCACATCAGTTGCTTATCAAGATGACGGACAAGTAACAGAGATACATGCGCGCAAGATTTACGGGGGCATACCCGGACTCAAAGTCATAGTAGAAAAAAAATAAAAAAAAGTTTAAGAAATTTAACAAAATAAGGCGACAAAATGTAATTTCAGGAGGAAGATTAGCCCTAACAGAGGCCAAAAGGTCTCCCAAACAAAAGAGGGCAAAATGGCAACAACAAGAAAAACAATAGAAACACTAGGACTATCTGACACAGATGCACGTAACGCATTAGAAATCACTTACAAGAAAAACCATTACGTGTTCTACACAGATGGCGCTGGATTAGATTATTTTGATTTCAATAAAGACTCTTCAATCGGACACGAACTATTCTGCGCAATCGTTGACAACTACCGTTCACTCGGATTGCGTAAAGCGCTTATCCAAGCCGGAGCAACAATCCGACCAATCAAAAAGTCAGGCAAGTATTACGCATACCGTATTCAAGGAGCAATCGAACTTTGGAACGGCAAAATTGAAGGCAAATACTCATTCTGCGCAGGATACATCAACAACATCGAAAACCTAGAAATAGCGATTGACACAGCTGAAGAAGAAATGCGCTGCTTGATGGCGGAGGCAAACTAATGACTACTACATACGAAAAAGCAATGACAGAATACAAGGCTTACATTGAAACCAAATACGGCAAAATTCCTACAATAACTGAGTATTTTGCACAGAAAGAAAACAACTAATGACTACTTCAATTCTTACATGTACCGAATGCGGATTCGCTAGCGACCGCGCATGGAAAAACTACAAGCATGAGCAATACGGCCTAATTTGGCTCGAAGCTGGCGTATGCCGCCAATGCTGGAATTCATTTATTGGAACATCAAACGGAGTAGCAAAGATTGAAGAATTAGCGTCTAGTTACAGAGAGGCATTTTAATGATTACAACAACTTTAGAATTCAAGCGCACTAACGAAATAGCCGGAACGTGCCTACAAGGTTACATCGAGGCTACACGCGAGCAGCTGGAGACAGTATTCGGTACACCCGGAGATGGAGACGGCGGCTATAAGTTTTATTTCGATTGGGGTATTGAAGCAAACGAAAGCGACGGAACCCAAACAATCGCAACTATCTACGATTGGAAATACGAGCGCAAGCCGGAGCTAACAGAAATGATTACATGGAACATAGGAGGCAATTCACGTGAGGCAGTACGCGTGATTGAAACTATTTTGTGTAACCAATTAGGGCTAAAGGTTTGGCAGACAAAAGGCCGGGTGGCATAAATGAGCAGATTTATTGACGACGGAACAGGAATCACGATTGTGGAACCATTTAGCATAACCGTAACTCTAGAAAACAAAATCGCTAAATTAGTTAGAGCGCTGGAACCGGAAAACGGCGTGGAGTATCTAACTGGAGCATTGGCCTCGGTTTGCACCGACGAACAGTTGGCGGCGTTCGCTATGAACCTAGAAGATAGATTGGCAGCGCAATGTGGTAAATGCGGCAATCAAGTTGAACGAAATGCGATTGTCTGCGAAAGCTGCGGCAAAGTTAATTTAACTGGATGGGAAGTAATTGCGGGAGGGCGCAAATGAGAATGGAAAGAAAATACAGAGTGCGCCGCTGGATTACGGTAGCGATGGTATTAGCAGTTATTTGGTGGGCGTTAGACGCTACTACCCCGGACAGCTGCAAAGTGCCAACGAAAAAGATGAGCCAATTTTGCGTAGATTTGTTATACCCATGAAAAAAATAATTATTCTCGCAACGCTATTAGCATTTATACCAACGCAAGCGCATGCCGAAGATACAGGGGCATGGGTAGCAGTAGACGCAGCTGGCAACGCAATAAGTCAAGCAATCGTCTGCACTCCGTCAGTATGCGGCAATAGCCAAAACCCATTTATGGGGCAACATTGGGTATTACAAGCGCCGGCAGATAAAAACGGAAATGTAGCAGGAATAGGAGCCGGACAAGGAGCAGAAAGTGTAAAGGTAGATTTGGCTACTAATACATGGACAGTAACTAATTCATCAACATACACAAACCCGGTAACAAAAGAAACAATTAAACAAACTACCACGCAACAATTTACTCCGGAACAAGCGTATTGGAATAACCCGGTAACGCCGGGTATTACTACTACAAATCAAGAAGTAATTGCAGCACAACTGGAAGCGCAACAAACATACAACACAGTCGCCAAAAAACTAAAGAGGGCTAGAAAGGCAACGAAAAAATGAGCATGAGCAGAGAAGAGATAGACCTACGGGAACAGATTGCGGCAGAGATTGAAGAAGCTGGCTCTACCGAACTCAACGTATTAAAAATTATACGCAAAGGGATTTGGCATAACAGAATGTGCCCATGCTCCAAGTGTAAAAAATGGGTAATCAAGACTTGTTCAGTTACATGCGATAAACACCGGAAAGCAACACCTGACGAAATACACCGGTTCGCAAACATACAAGGAGTAAAAACTCAAGATACGTTCGATTGCGCATGGTGTAACAAAGGAAAAAACTCATGGGCAATTTATGAATTATTATTCGACGAAGAAGAAGAATTCTTAATCACGCCATGCTGCCATACGGAAGCAACGGAAGCGCTGGAAATACCTGAAGATGAAGATGGGTATGACCAGCGAGCTGAAGATGAATTATCTTACCGCTATTCAGTAACAGGGAGATTCTAAATGACGGAAAAGGAATACAACGGCTGGAAAAATTACGCAAGCTGGAACGTAATGCTATGGATAGATAACGATTACAACACCTATACAGCGGCGGTCGAATTCATGAAAGATTACAAAGGCAAGCGGCCATACATAGATTTTTGCGTAGATTCGGGATTAGACACGCAAAAAACCCCTGATAGAATAAATTGGGTATCAAACCAATTAGACTATGACGCGTTAAACGCAGCACTATGGGAATTAGCACCTGAGGGAGCAAGAAATGTCCAAACCGCAATACGACCCACTAGTTAGAGAATTTATGTATTCATCTGCTAAATTGTTCAAAAGAGGAGCGCGGAAAAAAGACCCGGCGCTGATGTGGGCAATACTACAAAACCTAAGCGGAGTATTAGATTCATTTTTACAAGCTGCCGAAGAGCAATACCTAGTATCAAAATGGCAAGAAGAAATAAACGAACATGAAAAAGAAGCAAAAGTAGAACAGGATTTCATAAATGAGCGTTAAAACGGAAGTCATTCCGTCAAGTTTGGTCATGATGGCTGCCCTATCCAATAGCCTAGCCAATACTGCGCTCCCTTTGGCCGCCGGAACTTTACAGATTTCGGCCGGCGGCTAAACCTAAAATTACCGGTATAATTTAAAGGCTATTCGCTATCACTCAAAGGAGACGAAAATGGATAGATTAGACAGCATCATCAGCCGAAAGAATTGCCCATACGGGGCATGGCACTACGGAGACCAAGACTGCCAAGCATGTAAGAAAGGGCGGAAGGCTCCGCAATAAGATTTAGACACAAAGTCCTAGCAGTAGCCATAACGGTTGGACTTTGTAATGCGATTGGCGCGCAAGCTGCTACCGCACCTCACATGAGCCTAGAAATGATGGCTCAAACTCACCCTAAAATGTATGCTAAAAGTTTGGTTATCCAGCAATGGAAAAAGTCAGGCGAATACGTATGTTTAAAAGAGCTGGTGCAGCATGAAAGCGGCTGGCGAACAACAGCACATAACAAGACTTCGGGGGCGTACGGGCTATTCCAGTTCTTACCCGGAACATGGAAAAACTACAATTACCCTTACAAACCTAAAGACGCTAGTATTCAGATTACTGCCGGGCTGCGCTACATAACTAAGCGCTATGGCTCACCGTGTAAAGCATGGGCGTTTTGGCAAAAGAATGCCAAGAGGGGTAGTGGCTGGTACTAACGAAAGAAGCGCAATGGACAAGAAGATAGTTGAGATTGTTCAAGAGCGCGCCGGGTATTATTGCGAAGCGTGTGGTGGAGCGGCAGAGGTCGGCATGGCGCTCCATCACCGTAAATTAAAATCAAGAGGCGGCAAAGATTCCCCGGCTAACCTAATAAGCGTTCACCATAAATGCCATAACCTCGGAACAGACAGTATCCACTCAAACCCGGCGTGGGCGGAGTCAAAAGGATTTATGGTACCAAGCTGGAAAGAGCCGGAGGAATGGCCTATAAGTTTGCCTGACGGCAGATTCGCATTACTATTAGACGATGGAACTAAATTCATACTAGAGGAGAAGGCAAATGAATAACATAACAACAAAAGGCAACATTGGAAGCGACCCTGAAATCAAGTTTGCTGGCGACCTTGCTATCGCAAGTTTCTCATTAGCGCATACACCGCGCAAGAAAAACAAAACATCTAACATGTGGGAAGACGGCGAAACCATGTGGTATCGAGTTACGTTCTTCGGAACTAAGGCAGAGGGAATTGTAGATAACTACGCTAAAGGCGACACCGTAATTCTAGTAGGTACACTTTCACAAAGTACCTATACAAACAAAGCTGGCGCAGTAGTAACCGGATTAGAAATCACCGGAAACGAATTGGCTAAAATCGCTAAAAGCCAAGCTGCTAAGGCTAAATTCATTGACGAAAAGGTAGACGCGCCGGCATGGTAGAAATGAACTCAAATGAAGTGGCTGAATACCTCGGGATTAAAATAAACAATCTACGGCAGATTCAGCACCGGGGAACGCTAAAATGGGTGCGCAGAGAATGGCGTAATGTGTATTACGACCGCGCCGAAGTAGAAGCATACAAAATCAAGCGCGAGGAGCGTCTAGGGCGCTAATCTTTCGGCATGGCAATAGTCATTACCGAAGAGGCAAACGTCAGCGACATTGACGAGGCGATGGCTCATGTTCAAAAGATGTTGGCTGAACCGGACATAGAGATAAACCGGCGCAACTTTCTATTAGAAAGCCTAGATGATTTATTAGACGCAAGACTTGAAATTACGCGGTTGGCTGAATACTTGCTAACATTAGAAGAGGAGGCAACAAATGGAAATCAAGGAAGTAGCACTAATAACGCTGAAACCTTACCCGAATAATCCACGCAAGGGAAACATTGACCTAATTGCCAAAAGCCTAGAAACCTACGGGCAATACAAACCAATTACTATTAACAAGCGAACTAACGAAATATTAGCCGGTAACCATACATACGAAGCTGCTAAAAAATTAGGTTGGACAACAATACAAGGAACATACGTAGACGCTGACGAACAAACAGCTGCAAAAATTGTGTTAATGGATAATCGGACAAGCGATTCCGGGGGATACAACGATACTGCGTTATTACAATTATTAGATGGATTAGGCGACCTCGACGCTACCGGATACGCAGATAAAGACCTACGCGAATTACAAGAAATGCTAGACGCACCGGAACCCACGCTACGAAATACAGTAATGGGCAAAACATTAAACGATTGGCAAGAGACGCTCAATCAACGTACGACCCGGCTAATTATGTTTGACTTTGAAAAAAACAAATACATGTATGTAGCAGAGCGGTTGGAACAATTTAGAAATGAAAATGACCTCGCAAGCAATACCGAAGCGCTAATACGACTCATAGAAAAAATTACGGGAGAGGAAGCGCCGGAGTGAACGCAGAAAAAGTAAAGATTGAAGAATTAAAACAGTACCCGAACAACCCACGCCGGGGAAACGTCAAACTAATTGCTGAATCATTACAGGAATACGGCCAATACAAGCCGATTACCGTAAATAAAAAAACTAACGAAATATTGGTAGGCAATCACACCTACGCAGCTGCAATTACATTGGGCTGGAAAGAGATAGAAGTAACTTACGTAGACGTAGACGCAGAAACGGCAGCAAAGATTGTGCTAATAGATAACAGGGCAAGCGACCTAAGCAAATACGATAACGAGGTTTTATTAGAATTATTAGAAATGCTCAATAGCCTAGAACATACGGGATACGGCGATGACGAATTCGATAATGTATTAGCCCGGATTGAAGAAGAGAAGACACCGAGCGTAAAAGAAGCAATCAGCGGAGGAGAGCAGAAAGACATCTCCGGACAGATTGAAAGCCTAGCGGAGCGCTACCAAGCGGTAGATACAAGAGTGTTCATGGTTGAATTAGATAACACCGTATACGTATGGGCTATTGAGCAACTAGGCAGATACAGATTAAAGACCGGAGCAAACAGCAACTCCGAAGCGCTAGTAAAATTACTAGAAGAAAACTATAATGATAAGGCTCCAGCATGAGCGAAGACGCAAAAATTATTAGCCTGACTGAATACCGGGAACAAAAATTCCTAAAAAAGATGAGAAGACAATCGTCATACAGCGTAGAAGCAATGCTAAGAATATTAGACGAACTACAAGGGGAAAAAAATGAAACTAGCAGACCTACCAATAATTAAAGTAAGACGCGTCATGAGCGCGGAAGACGCTACAAACATGGTAGGAACTACGGTGCCTGACCTCGAACCGAATTGCCGAACAGCTGCGCTATACATAGACGCGGAAACCGAAGAAGCAATCATGGCGTACATGCCGATGGAAGATGAAGTAAATTTATTGCGACGTTCAGTATTAGGAATTAAATACGGCACTACAAAGAGAGCTGGAACAGGGATGGAAAACCAATCCCGGACATTTGGCATGGCTCCGAGAAAAGTATTTCAACGCCGCGAAAGCTGCCGAACAACAACATTGGCTAACGAACAACCCGAGGAACACGCAGTATTGGTTGCGTTCGCTACTAAGTTCGGAGAAATGTTTAAGGAATTCGCACCGCACCTATTTGAACAAGACGAAGCAATATTAGAAAGAAGCGGTATTAGCAACGAATGGAAAATGACGGATGACGCGTTATGGACAAGCGGCGTTATTAACAAGGCCTCTACGCTGCCTTACCACCGAGACGGATTTAATTTCTCAACGTGGAGCGCGATGCCGGTAGTACGAAGAGACATGAAGGGCGGATATCTCAACTTTATTGAATACGGATTAACGTGCGCGTGTAGAGATGGATGGGTTCTATTCTTCCCGGGATACAAGTACGTACATGGGGTTACACCTATGACACCGACAGCAAAAGACGCATACCGTTATTCAATCGTGTATTACGCGCTACGAGGAATGAAAGATTGCTTCACGTTTGCGGTAGAGACGGCAAGAGGCGCAGAAAACCGCACGAAGCGCGAAGAGAAAATGGCGGAAGACATTAAAAACCCGGCTAACGCATGGGAGTAGATTACAGAAAACCGGAATACAGAGAGAAAGTATTTCAAGATTTCTACGAATTTCATTTACGCTACCGCTCTCACCCGGGTTGCGTGTATTACCTTATGCCTTACCTGAAAGAAAAATTAAACTGGAACGACGAAGAAGCGTTGTGGTTCGCATTTCTAAACGGGAACACACAAAACCCAGTAACAAGCTACATACTCCATAAACGATTCCCGAAGCCGGAACAACACCAAGACCTATTAGCGTTCTACCGTAAAAATTACGAGCGCCTAGAATTCGATACAGACCGAAGATATCATAAAAAAGCGCTAGAAGAGGCAATACACAGTTACATAGCGCTGGTAGGAAATAGTCAAAAAGATTTTTGGTATAACACAGCTGCAAAAGGATTTAATGCGATGTGGAATACAGCGAGGAAGATAAATACGTTCGGAAGACTAAGCGCGTTCTCTTACCTCGAATACCTACGAATTATGGGCGTACCGTTTGATTGCGATACGTTATTCATAGATGACATAAGTGGGTCGCGCTCGCACCGCAACGGATTATGTATTGTGGCAGGGCTGGACAAACTAGATTGGCACCAATCTAACCCGGATTTCGACGGAAGATACAGCAAAGAATTATTACAGGGATTAGAAAGCAAAGGCGAAGAGCTGCTAATTCAGGCTAAAGAGCGCGCAAAAGGAAAACCATGGGAAAACGACGTATCTTACTTTACGCTGGAATCAACGTTATGTACTTACAAAAGCTGGCATAGACCTAACCGAAGATACCCAAATGTGTATAACGACATGCTGGTAGGGCGCATAAAGAAAAACGAAGAAAACTGGCCGGAAGAGGATTTAAGTATATTTTGGGCAGCGAGGAAAGATTGCCTACCGATACACCTACGTATTGAAGATAGCGTAAATGACCTAGGGCTAAACCCGATTAAACAAAACCATTACCGCCTAACCGGACAAGTGATTATGATGGATAAGGAATACCCGGAGTATAGAAACGATTACAACGACGCAGTAGAAGACGGGAGCATTAAAGAATGGCAATAGACTCAATCTTCCCGGTACTAAGTATTGACCGTAACAAAATTAAGTGGGAAGACCACATGTATGACTTAACGTCGATTGAATTACGCGACGGGATTTACTGGAAGCGCGAAGACTACTTTGCACCTCTAGGCTACGGCGGCATAAACGGAAGCAAACTAAGACAACTGCTACACCTGATTAGTCAAGTAAAAGCGCCGGGGATAATTACGGGAGCGAGCGTATTAAGTCCGCAATTAAGCATGGGAGCGCTAGTAGCAAAACATTACGGATTGCCGATTGTATGCGTATTGGGCGGAACAAAACCGGAGACAGCGATTAAGCACGAAAACGTAGCGATAGCAGCGGAAGCTGGAGCGGATTTTTATTTCGGCAAAGTAGCGTATAACCCGGGGATACAAAGTAACGTAAGTAAAATGATGGAACTGCCGGAGTATAAAGACTATTACCGATTAAATTATGGGATTACGGTAAGCGACCAAGCGAGCGACGAAGAAGTAAAAGCATTCCACGAAGTAGGCGCATACCAAGTACAAAATATCCCTGACGAAGTAACGCACCTAGCAATGACGGCTGGAAGCTGCAATAGCTGCGTAAGCGTGTTATACGGGTTGGCTAAGTACAAGACAAACGTAAAGAAGGTAACTCTATTCGGGATTGGTCCTACCCGGCTAAAAATGATTGAAGAGCGATTAGAGAAGATTGAGCGCGCAACGGGATTAGTAATACGAGACAAATACAAGAGACAATACGTACACCATAGAGACTTACAAGAGGAACATCAGACAAACGGCCAAATCCTGCTAAAGCATTATGACCTACATTATTCAAAGTTCAGCGGATACTCGGACAAAATGCCATACAAGAGAAGCGGTATTGACTTTCATTTTACATACGAGGGCAAGGCGCTGACGTACCTCGACAAAAACCCGGGAGAGTTTGAGTGGTATCACAATCCTGACGAAACAACATTATTTTGGATTGTAGGAAGCGAACCAAGAAGAGAGGCAATGAAGTGGACACTATCTACCTGATAGGGCAACCGGGAAGCGGCAAAACAACCCTAACAAAAGAGCTGCAAAAGACTTGGGCTAAGGTGAACATGAGCGATAAACCGTTCAAACATCAAGAGTGGGAAGCGCCAAACCTAGGAAAAGTGTATTCATTAGGCTGGGATAGAGAACATTTCAGCGGTACAGACACACTAGGAAACACCGTAATTACACAAATGCCGGCATTTTACGAACAAGCTGCGAAAGAAGTGGATTACATTTACGGGGAAGGCGACCGGCTAGCGAGCGCAGGATTTATGGACATAGCAAACCTATACGGAACGCTACACCTATTTTACCTAGCAACGGATAACGAGACAGCGCAAGCCCGGCGAACCGAGAGAAGCGCCAAAACAGGAAAAACGCAAAACCCATCATGGGTAAAAGGGCGTGTAACAAAACACGAAAACCTAGCAAAGAAGTTTAATGCGTATTACCTACCGGGAGATAAGACACCTAGCCAAATTACACAAATTATGGCAGACTACTTATACCGAGGCAAAGGAAATACATGAGTAGGAAAAAAGCACCATCTCCGGACATACTGGAGAAAGAAATAAAGATTATTGAATTACGACGCGCTGGGGTAACGTGGGAAAGAATATCTAGCGAAGTAGGGTTCAAAAACGCTAGTGGCTCATACAAGATGTATCAAAGAGCTGCTGAAAGATGGGTAAGGCCGCACCTAGAAGAGTACCGAGACATGATGATGGATAGGCTGGAAAGGCTACATCAGGCGGTATGGGTTAGGGCTAAAGAAGGCGACATGAGGGCTATAGATACGGTACTGCGAATAATGGACAGAGAAGCAAACCTGCTTAACTTAAATGCACCGGTGAAGGTACAAACGGAGGTTACGATTTATGAGGGTCAGCAACTCATTGAGCACACAGCCCGAATTATTGAACTCGTTAGACAATCTAGGGTCTCGAAGGGCAACATGGGAAGCGGAACTGGCGAGACCAGAGCAATTACCAACGAATGACGATACATGGTCAGTATGGCTATATCTCGCAGGGCGCGGAGCCGGTAAAACCCGAACAGCTGCCGAATGGATTGTGTGGCAAGCGCTTACACAAAATTGGACACGCTGGGCAGTAATTGCGCCTACGTTCGGAGACGTTAGAGATACATGCGCGGAAGGCGAGAGCGGCATTATTCCAATCCTCCATCAGTACGGAGCGCTGGATTATTACAACCGCTCAACCGGAGACATAAGACTGACTAACGGAAGCCGGATTAAATTATTCTCCGCTGATGAACCTGACCGGTTACGTGGTCCGCAACATCATGGAGCGTGGTGCGATGAATTAGCGGCATGGAGATACCCGGATACATACGACCAGCTGCAATTCGGATTAAGACTCGGTGAACA